ATACCAGAAAAAGCAAAAGAATTAAAAGATTCAGTAGTAGCTTTCTTTACAGTTACATTACCAACAAAGATAGAAGAAATTAAAACAACACTTGGCGAATGGTTTACATCAATCAAAGATGGTATTGGTGACCTATTTGAAAAAGTAAAAACATTTTTTACAGAAACAATACCGACAAAATATTTAGAAATCAAAACAACTGTAACTGAATGGTTTACAGGTATCAAAGAGGGTGTAGCTGACCTATTCAAACAGATTAAAGATTTCTTTGTGGTTACCATACCAACAAAGTATGAAGAAGTAAAAACTATCGTAACAGATTGGTTTGATGGTATAAAAACAAATATTGCTTCATTATTTAAACAGATTAAAGATTTCTTTGTAGTCACAATACCTACGAAGTATGAAGAAATCAAAACAGATATTACAACTTGGTTTACTGATATGAAAGATAAAATTGTCAGTATCTTTACAAGTGTAAAAACATTCTTTACAGAAACTATACCTACAAAAATACAAGAGATTAAAGATAGTATCACTACATGGTTTACAAACATCAAAGACGAAGTTGTTGGTTTGTTTACTAAAGTAAAAGACTTTGTAATGGTTACTATACCAGAAAAACTAAAAGATATGACAGATAGTATTGCTGAAAAAGTAACAGCTATCAAAGATAAAATTATTGAATTTGCATTGGCACCTTTTAACAAGATAAAAGAATTAATGCAAGGTCTATTAGTAGGTGTATTAGAATCAGTAGAAGGATTACCATTTGTTGGTGCAAAGGCAACAGCAATGAAGAACAAGATTTTAGGTATTGACGGCAATGAAACTGGTACAACTGATACAGAAGCACTAGATAATGCTGAAGGCGCTGGTGCAGGTGCAGATAAAACAGGACAATTTAAAATTGGTGTGAACGCTGAGAAAAAAGTAGTTGACGCCGGTGGTGATGTTGTTAAATTTGGCCGTAATGATATTGAGAGTGCAACAGAATATGCTAATGAACTATCTAAAATGGGTCAAGGTAAATACGAACCATATTTTGAAACAAAAGGTTTAAATCACTATGCAATTGTAAAAACAGGTGAGTCAATTAAAGGTCAATCAACTACAACTGGTGGTGCAACAGGCGGAGAAGTCAATTCAGCAAGTGCTGAGGCAGCCGCAGCTGCTAACGGTTCAGGTGGAAATGGCGGTGTTGTAGTGGGCGGAAGTACACAAGTAAATAATACTAGTAGTGTACAACATAATTCTGTAGATGAAAGTACAGGCGTAAGTGATAGTAAAGTTGCAGACGCATTAACTGATTAATATATACCTAATTCTTTTTCAGTAAACACCTTAAACTCCATACCTTGGTCTTCACAATAACTAGACGCAGCTTTCCATTTTGCTTGATTTTTAATAAACTCTACTTGTTCACCAAAGAATCTTCTTGTTCTTTTTGCTTGAGGTTTAGGTGGTTTTAAATATTTGGCAGGTTTAATTTCAATCATAAACTTCTTGCCTTTTGAGGTCTTTATGATAAAGTCAGGAAAATATCTATGAACTTTCTTTGTAACAGGATTATAATACGGTATGGCTAATTCTTCACTTGCCCAATATATAATATCATCATTTTTATCACAATACACCATGAATCTACGCTCCCAATTAGAACGATATACTATCTTATTAGGGTCACCAGCGTACTTTTTAGGGTTGGTAGGTTTGTATATGCCTTTATATGTTTTAGTCATTTCACTCCATAATCCTTTATAAATATTAGCAAAGATATAAGGATATTTATATGGGTTCGGTAAAACTATCATCAATCATGTCAGTAGCAAACTCCTTTCTAGGAGGTAGCAAAGGTACATCTAAAGTACCAAAACAAGCAGCTGTTGACTTATTAAAGAAAAGTCCATTAGAGATGAAAGCCTCTGATGGTCAAGCACATCTGGTGGGTAACCCATTAGCATTCACAAGTTTACAGTATCCAAGAAATTTAGGTGTAGATGGTGGCCATTTTATTATATTCTATTCTATATCAAACAACAAGTCATTGGATAAAGACACAGAATTTAATAAAAAGATAGGTGTAAGTATTGATAGTGAAGATGTTACCACATATGCTGGTGATATGGATTATACTGGCACAAAATCAAAAAAATATAGTAAGATTAAAAAATTAAAACAATCCAGAAATGGTGGCGATATACAAATAGGTAAACCGGCACCAAATAGTGTATTAACAGGAGGTCTATCAACACATACAACAGTTACAGGTGGAGTTTCATTATACATGCCACCAGGAATTAAGGCAAGTTATAGTGCTGACACAGGTCATAGTGAATTAGGTAAAGCAGGTATGTTAGCAGGTTCTATTAGTAGAATGATGGCCTCTAAATCAACTGAAGCTGCAATGGCAGAAGCATTAAAAGGTTTAGGTGGATTTGCATTGACAGCTGCTAGAGATTTGGCAGTAGGTGTTGGTGAAACTATGGGTCTTGGTGATATAGATGGCGCAATCAGTAAAGTAACAGCAACAGCACAAAACAATTTTAGTGAGGCAATATTTCAAAAAATTAATGCCAGAGAGTTTAGTTACACATTTAAATTAATTGCAAGAAATATGAATGAAGCACAAGACATTAACAAGATTATTAAATTCTTTAAATTTCATATGCACCCCGAATTAGATATGGCAAACGCTGGCAGATACTTTAGAGTACCATCAGAGTTTGAAATACATTACGCATATAACGACCAAAAGAATAATTACTTACATGAATTAAGTAGATGTGTATGTAAAAGTGTTGATGTAGAATATGGTAGTGGCGACTTTCAAACATTTAGACAGTTTGACGAAGAAGGCGCAGCTCCAGTAGATGTATCTTTAACACTTGGATTTACAGAAACAACAATACTCACAAAACAACAAATAGCGGATAACTTCTAATGCCAAAGTATTTCGAAACATTTCCTAATAGACTATACGATATCAAAGGTGATGGCAACCAAACTCTTGTAACAGACATTTTTAGAAGAATGAAAGTTAGAGATGGTGTCAAAGATAACATGGCTCTTATGTCAACTTATGATGTTATGAATGGTGATACACCAGAAATCATATCATATAAACATTTTGGTACAACAGACTATTTTTGGGTCATTTGTTTGATGAATGATATTACAGATAGATTTTACGACTGGCCATTAAGTGATAGTGCATTTGAGGAATATGTAAAACAAAAGTACGCAGAACCAGGTGGTATACACCACTATGAGAAGACACAATTAAGTGGAGACCAAGATGGTGATGGACCTGGTGACTATTCACACAAGATAGAAGTAAATAGTACAGACCCCGATGGACAATCTGTATCTAATTATGAATACGAACAAAGATTACAAGACCAGAAAAGACAAATTAAATTATTAGATAAAACATATCTAAATCAATTTGTTGAAGAATTTGAACGACTAGTACAAAGATAATGACACATGGCAGCTTCAGACAACAGAGATAACATTATAGATTACGCAGGTGACTTTAGATTAAAGGCCTGTACAATCATATCCTATCGTAAATCACCTACTTCCGAGAAGGCAACAAGACAAAACATTTTACCACAAGTGTTAAACATCACATTGGTAGAAGATGTTACTATGCCTGTATTAACTGGAAGTGTAGATGTATCAGATGGTGTAGATTTTAGAACCATGTTACCTATCACAGGTATGGAAAAGTTAGAGCTTCATGTATTTACGCCAGGTCAGAGTGAGATTAAATACCTAGAGGGTGTTACCGATACATTTAATGTCTATAAGATTGAAAAGATAAGAGGTGCGACAAGTATGTCCGGCCGTTCATCTATCTATAGAATACATTTTATCAGTAGAGAATCATATAGAAACAGTACAACAAGAGTATCAAAAGCATTTGAGGGTCCTGTAGAGGCTGCCGTCTATGAATTAGTACAAGATAAGAAATACCTAGACAGTAGAAAAGAACTTTACGCAGAACCAACAGCTACCAATAGTAAGTATGTAATACCAAATCTTAAACCATTGAAAACAATTAAGTTTCTTGCCGAACAGGCAGTATCAGACAAGTACAAGAACGCAGGATATTTGTTTTACGAAACAACAAAAGGGTTTAATTTTAGGTCATTTGAAAGTATGATGGCCATGTCAGGTACAGTTGCAAGACCTTCAATAGAAAAATACGCAATGCAACCTGCCAATATGCGTGACGCAAAACAAAACAAAGATATACTTTTAGATTTACAATCACCAGATAGTTATTCTTTTGAAAATGTAATAAACACACTAGAAGAATTAAACAAAGGTCTATTTGCCAATAAATTGATTACGCATGACATATACAATAAGAGAATAACAGAGTTTAATTATGATTACCATGAACAATTTGGTGAACATTTCCATACGGAACATAATGACGGTGCAAAGTCA